CTGCCCCAGGTTGATGCCTGGGCTGGGCTGCGGCACGCCGACGCCGGCCTGCAACGGGATGTTGGGGTCGTTCGCCATGATGGCCTATCCCCCGGTTCCGCTGCTCGTGATGTTCCCGTAGCCGTACGGTGTGGTGTAATCTCCTCCGCTCCCGAAAGTGGTGGTGCTGGGAGTGTAAGTAGGGGAAGTGGTGTTCTGATTGCCGCCCAGGTATTGCGATAGGATGTAATTGCTGAGCGCGTTGTTCGCCGAGTTGCTGACCCCGGACAATCCGGTGTTCGTCGCATTGGCAGACCCGATCGCGCCGGACGCCTGCGAGTTCCCGATGTTGGTCAGGGAATTGCCGATACTATTAGCCGAGGTCTGCCCCGCGGCGGCAGTGTTGCTTGCCGCCGCCTGGCCGCTGGTGAGCAGCGATTGCAGGGCACTGATTTGGCGGTTCTGCAACCCGGAGGAGTAATTCGCCGCGTTCCAGTAGGCGCTTGAATTTGCGTTGTATGCGTTCCACCAGTCCTGATTTGCAAGGCCTTGGGCGTTGCTCTGGAGGTCGCGCAGCGTGTTGCCGCTGATCGCCGATCCCTTCGCCGCCGCGCTGTTCTGAATGGCCGACATCGCCTGCTGAAGCTGGTACTGGTAGCCCGGCGACTGCTGGAACCCTTGCTGTGTCAGCACCGGGGATTCCGGCGAATTAGGAACCACGCTGGCCGAGGAATCGTAAGCCCCGAACAGCGGGGAATACCCGGACTGATTGTTCAGGTCGCCCTGCAGCGTGGACAGCGCGTTATAGCCGCCGATCGTATAGGGGTATTGGAGTGAGACGGATTGATTATAGGCGTTCTGCTCAACCTGGATTGCTTCCAGGCTGGCGAGCGTTTGATCCCAGGAAGCGGTTTTGCTCGCGCTCGATGAGGCAGAAGAACCCAGCAGCGACGACCCGGCTCCTACCAGGGCAGACGCCCCTATTGCACCGGCAGTGATGAAAGCCATGCTAGGTCTCCATACCTTGCAACTCCGCATCGAGTTGCTTTGCTTCGAGTAGAATGTCGTTGATCCGGTCGATTCGCTTCATGTGGGCTTGCCGCGCGGCCTCAACGTCTGTGTTGATGTTCACGGCGTCGAACGTCCGCCACCGCGCGAGATCAAACGGCCCTGGCTTCAGGCGGTCCCAGAGCATCGCGCATGTCTTGGGATTGGCGAGCTGGTCATACCGAATTGACAGCGCGCCGGCCGTCTCGATTTCGTCCAGCAGGACATTGCGCGCCATAAGCGCGTCGAACATTGAGCGGTCCATCATGGTCGTCTGGCGTTGCAGCGAATCCCAGACGTGGAACACTGGGCGGCGGATGGTCACGATCGGCGCGCCCGGCATGGCCTTGCGGAGTGCCCGCCACGCCACCATTGCGCCAGTCTCCACAGTGCCGCCGCGCCGCAGGATCGCCCCGATGAATTGTGCCACGCTATCGGCGTACGGCATCAGGTCGTGCCCGCAGTCCAGCCATTCAGAGAGCCAGGTCGTGCGGCTGCGCGGCAGCGCGAAGATGACAAACGGGGTCATGGCTTTGCGAGCGGATCGCGCGGGCCTTGCTGCATGGCGCCAGAAACGCGCATCGCAGCGGCGTATCCGGGAGGCTGCTCCTCGCGCGCGGCTTCCTGCCCCGCCTGTTGCTGCAACTGCCCCACCATGCGCTCGATGAGCGGCTGGGCCACCTTGAACGGCAGTTCGGCCAGCGCCGAGAGCACGGTATTCCACTCGGCCGCCGCGAGCGTGACGGATAGCGGCTGGCCGGGAAGGACCGAGGCAGGCGCCGGCTGAGAGGCCATTTCATTCATCGCGCGCGCCTAGCTCCTATAAATCCGCCGGCGGCCAGAGTGGACAACGAGAAGGCCGCTTGGGCCACAAGGAATACACTCGCCGGGGCCGCAAGTGATAGTCTGATTTGTCCCACTGGGAAAGCGGCTGATTGCCCGGCAGTGAAGGACAGGACGAACCGGGCATACCCCCCGGCCCCTGGGGAGGTCGGAAGCGTGGCGCTTGTGCCGCTGATCGCGCCGTCGAGTTCGGTTATAGCCGTCGTGACGCCCGGATAAAACACCACATTGCCCGCCACCGTCCAGTCTCCGGCCGACAGCGCGAGAGAGGTCACGTCGGCCGCCATCCCGGTTGATAGCGGCACCGCTCCCCCGACGCCCACGCCCGAAGATATGTACTCCCCTATGTTCCCGGTCGTCGCGCTGTCATTGGTGATAGTTCCTGGCAACTGGCTTGTTGGCGTGTAATTGACCGCCCCCGATCCGGTTGATACGGGGACGGTCGCCGGCCCGGCAGTGCCCGGATACGTGATGCCATGCACCTTCAGCACCGTAGGGTTCGGATAGGTGGCCCCCAGATCGCCGCCCGCCCCCCCGCCAAGCGCGGCGTCTGTCCATGTGCCGTCCGCTCGCAGGTAGTTTGTCGTCCCCCCGCCAGAGGCCGGGACGATCCCGCCCGCCACTGATGTAAAGACCTGCGCGTTGCCGTTCAGTTTCAGGATTTGCCGGTAGAACTCCCGATCCGGCGTTCCGTCGGGATTCATCCACCGAACGCCCGTACGAAGGACTGTTGTGCCGCTCATCAGTTCAGCTCGGCGCCGATCAGCGCCACCTTGAATTGATCGGTGCTGGACAGCCGGAACGTCCGATCGAGGCCGTGATTGCGCCGCGTGGCGCCGAGCCGGCGGAACATCACCCGCTGCGCGGTCTGCCCGGTAGGCCCGGCCGCCGCGCTGATTGGCGAAGTCCAGGTGTGCCCGCCGTCATCCGACCATTCCAGGTCTACCAGCGGCGCCGTCCCGTCTGGCACCTGTAGCCCGGTCTCCATGTCGATCCGCAGCGATGAGAACCGCGTGGGCATCTCCATGGGCTTTGGGAGCGCGCGCCACGACCTGAGCCACTTGCGCTGCGCGCCATTGTCCGTCGCGTTGTCGAGGTCGTAGACATAGACGTTGCCGTTTGTCGCATCGCCCGCCAGCACCAGGCCGGCGTATTCCGTGACGCATTGCACCGGGTGAATGCCGAAGTGGCCGTTGGCAAAGGACGCCCGCTGGTGCCACATCGGCGCGCCGAATTGAGCCGTGGCCGTCAGGTCGATCGCCCACGTCTCGCCCGCGGTCGGGAACCGCAGGACGTAGAACGTGTGCCCCTCTTGCTGATAGGTGTAGGCCGTCGCGTCCGCCACAGTGGTAAAGCTGTCGAAGTGCGTTTCCAGCGCGTGAGTTGATACGCGGACCGCCTTGTAACCTTCCATCTGCACGACGCGCCGCGCGCCTTCCTTGTTCCGGCCGAGCCAGATCGGGTAGCCGTCGATCGTCTGCACGGTCCCAGGCGCCTCGCATCCGTACTCTATGAACACGCCGTCGATTCGCGCGAAGGCAAAGTTGGTCGTGCCGGCGTTGTACCATACCTCGGCCGTGTTCCGTTTGATGAGCCACAACTCGCGGTGGACATCCACGCCCGCCACAAGCCAGTCGGCTTGCCCGCCCGCGGTCGAGAAGTTCAGCGAGTTCCAGCTGGTGAAATCATACGGATCGGACTGAAAGAACTCGGCGGAGCCAGCCTGGCCGATGATGCCGAACCCATCCTGGTAGGTACAGAACGATGGCCCCGAGAACGGCAGCGACACGGTGGCAACCACGCCGCTTGCCGCGTGGTAGGCATTCGTGCCGTCCACCATCAAAAGCGAGAAGCCGTTACTGACGATCCCCACCGGCCCGGTCGAGGTCGTAAGCGATCCCGTCAACAGCGAGCCGTTGGCATACACCAGGTTGCCGCTCACGGCGTAGAGCGTGCCGTTGTCGTTGAACATCGCGCGGATAGGGCCGCTTCCCTGGATATTCAGCAGCGACAGCCCCGGCGCGAGGTAGAGCGCGGCCACGTCTTTCCCCGTTTTTGTTTCCACGACCTCGGGGTAGAGGTTCACGCACTCTTGGGACGCGAGGTTCAGCGAGCGGGCGGCGTAGGCCGGACCTACAAGCGGCGAGCGCATGGCGTCACGTCGGACTATTCCTGTAGATATTATAGGTGTATTGCGACCGCGACACGATCTCCGGGTCGAACTGTATAACCCCCGCCTTGGTGTTCTTCCGCTTGATCCAAGCCTTTGTGTTGTTGGCGCGGGTCACCAGCGACGCGCTCGGCTCGCCCGATAGGAAGTCGGGGTGTAGCATGACGGCCAGATTGTTCCGAAGCGCGGAGACGTAGCCGGGCGGCAGGGTAACGGCCGTCGTCAGCGTGGCGAAGCTGGCGAGCTGGATCGTCGAGTCGAAAAAGAGCGTGTAGCCCGCCACGTTTGGGACAGGGTAGACGTTGAGAATCCCGGTGGGGAACTGCGGATCGTAAAACATGTCAGTGGGAATGTTGCCCGTCACCTGCCGGTTTAGACTGATGAGGTTCCATTCATTCTGCGTCCTGACCGTAACGGGCCAGTTGTTCAGGTTGCTGTCGAGGACGTAGGCCGCCCCCGCCGCGTAGTTGATCGAGATGGGTCGCGCCGATCCGGTCAAGGTGTACTGCGCCTGAGCGACGATCAGCGGGATCGAGGTCTCTGTGTTCGCGTAGCACATCAGGTCTTCGAGCGACCACTGATCGATCATCTCGTTGAGCAGGTCCAGCGCATCGCTGCTGTCGGCCGCGCTGATGACCTCGCCCGGCGCATATACGCCGATGCGTTGGAAACTTCGCGTGATGATGTCGAGAGCGGTGGTCACGCAGCTTCAGGCTGCGTCTGCGCCTCGAGCAGCCGCGCCTCCTCGAACACGTCCTTCGCCAGCACGTCACCAACCCACTTGGGATATTCCTGAAACACGAACGGTTCCGGCTTCTTGCTGATCCGCTGCGCGATGAACGCCTGCGGGTTCGGCGTGCCGGCCACGTAGCCCTGCGCCTCGTACTCCGCCCGCTGATCCTCATTGTGAATCAGCACCGGGGGAAACTTCATCGGCTGGCGCAACGCCGGATCGTCGCTTATCGTAGCCGCCTGCATCGCCGGATGCGTGAGCCACATCGGGAACTCTTTGAACTGGTTCATTTGCCCCTCCATCAGTAGAAGTAGACCACCTGCACCTGAAGGTTGGCGCTATTCCAGGAGCTGGCGGCGGATACCCAAATCGTGGTGTTGGTTGTCGCTGAGGTAAGCGTGATGGTCAAGGATGCCGGCCATAACGCCTGATAGCTGAGCGCGCCCACCGCCACCGCCGACGCAATCTGCGTTCCGTTGGACGCCGTGCCAATGTTGAGGCCGCCAGTGATGGCATGGTTAGCGCTCTCGGTAAGAAATATCGCCGCGATCTTGGCGCGGGGCGGCAGAATGACAGCCATGCCGCCGGCAGTCATAACGGCTGATATGACCGAGTTTCCGATCTGCGAAATCGGCAGGCCTTCGCCGGTAAAAAGCTGTTGCGTCTCGCTCATGGCGTGCCCCACGTCGCCGCAGCCCAGGCGGCCAGGGCGTTCATCTCCGGGTATTCCAGCCCGACATTATAGATGCCCACCCAGGCGATGTCGGCGTCGGCGAACAGTTGCACCGTGCTGGTTGCCGTGGTGGCGCCGATCAGCACGTTGTCCAGCGGCGTCGGCGTTCCGGAAACGATGCCGGGGACTGATCCTGCGATGTAGCCGTAGAGCGCATTGCGGTCCACGATCATTTGCTGGCCCGCGGCATTGTTGCTGTCCAGCGGCTGCACGTTGCCCCCGAGCAAATGCGGCTCCGTGCCAAATATAGCGGCGGGAAGCTTAGTTGAACTAATGTCGGTGGTGGCTGAGCCGCCGATATGGAATAACGGCGTTGACGCGCTGTTATACATTAACCGGGCCTGATAGGCAGTCAACGCCTGGGCGCCCAGGCCCATTGATAGCAGGACATTGTTCGCCGCATGGGTGACCATCTTGTACACGACCCACATGGAGAACTGGCTTTCTCCCAGCGTCGGAAAGGCTGCCAGCAACGCGGTGCCCAGATCGAGATACTGGCTGCTGGCTCCCGTGAACCGCGCCCAATAGCGATTGTTGATGGTGACGCTGGTTGGTCTCGCGGCGGTAGTCTGCACCGCCGAGATGGCACTAGTCCCGTCAACGCCTGCGATGGCCGAAATTATCCCGTTCGCACCGATCGAACCGGACGCCAGGGTGATTGAGGCGGTGTTATCGAAGTTTCCCGACCAGATCAGGCCCCGAGTGATCGGACATGGCGAGCCGCTGCCAGGCGTGGACGGCCCGACAGCGATAGATTGCGTCACCTTCTGGCCGACGCTGTTGGTCGCGGTCATGGTCATAGTGCCGGACGCAGTTGGCGTGCCGGTCACGGTATAGGTATTGGCGTTGACCGTGAGACCCGCAGGGGGGGTTGTCAGACTGATGACGCCCGGCAGCAGATTGCCGAAATCCACATCACGATAGAAATTCCACGTCTGCATTGCCGAATTGAGCGTGCAGTTGAAATAGCCGGGATTGAAAATGCGCGGGCCGACGTTGAAGGCATAGCGTTTCGGCACACAACTATCCCCGCCGTGCGTGCCGCACCGGACTATCAGACCGGCGCCTGGGTTCAGATTGGCGTTGCTTTGCACTACGCCGCCTGAATAGGTGATCGTCGGCGGGAAGTTCTGGCCCCAGAACATGCCCTGCGAGTTGCCGCCCGGTGCCCGCACGTCGTAGGGCATCAGTTCCACGGTATCGAGCACGGAGCCGTCACCCCATTCTGCGGCTGTCGTGGGCAGCAGCATCACCAATGGGGAGCCGTAGTCTACCAGGTGCGGGGCGGGTTGCGAGGTCAGCGACACCCGGTGCGTGTTGGCCAGGGGTATCCAGAACCGCACGAAGTCAACGTCGATGCGGTTGAAATTGGCGTTGACGCCCCAGAAGTTGAGCGAGCTAGCCGTTGCATTGTTGTTGTTGTTGGCGATCCAGTGATACGCGCGCCCGCCGTATGCCGCGATGTTGATTGTCAGCGTGTAGATCAGAACTCCATCGACCCAATAGTTGATATGGTCGGGGAATATCTCAAGCCCGTAGAGGTGGAACCGCCCGTCGTCCAGGTTGGGCGATAGGGTGGAGTCACCGCGGCCAACTGCAACCGTCGTGATCGGGCCGTACGGCACGCCGGGATCAGTGACGGTATAGCCGGTTGGAAACATCGACAGGTTTGTGTCGTCGTGGTCGAAGTCGATTTCCTGTTGATTGCCCTTGCTCATCGGACCGAGCATCAGGCACCAGCATGCAGAGAAATGCGGCAGCGCTCCGACCAGAGAATTGACCGGGTTGGTGCGGAATGAGGCTTCCAAAAGGAACGGCGGGGACGCATTGCAGGCCGCGACCGAGCTGATATAGGTGCCGAGCTGATATTCTGCCTGCTCCGCCATCGCCCGTTCTGATGTCAGTGCCTTGCGGCACTTCATGTGCAACTGCGAGTTTGATTGAGTGAGGATGTCCTGCCAGGACTGCGGCGGCACCCCCTGGTTGGCGTCATTGGCGCCCGTATGGCTCGGGTCCACCAAGTATGACGGATAGCCGCCGAACGATCGCGGCGAGGAACGCGGCTGGTTCTGCGGATTGATCTTGACCGGAACGAACTTGCCGGTCGGGTTGTTCGGGCTGTAGAGGTCCAGGTTGCCGATGAAGTCCTCGGCCCAGGCCAGCTTATAGCTGACGTATTGCGTGCCGGCCGGCCCGGCTTGGCCTACCACATAGCCGCCGACCGCTGGGCTGTACGGGATCAGCCTCGGCCCGACGCCCTGCACAATGCCGGCGACCACCGTGTTCGGGGGGAGTTGGATTGCGCCCGACATCTACTGACTCAATCGCCACGGGATGATCCCATTACCGAATACGGTACAGTGCCAGCGATACCACACCCCGGCTTCCTCCTCCGTCAGAATCAGCGACGTGGGCCACTGGAACGAAGCGACCGTGCCGTAGCTGTCGGCCGAGATCGGGGTCCATGTGAGCCGCGCGTCGAACGATCGCTCGATCTGGACGTTGCCGGTCCACGCGCCGGTGCCGGTGCTCGTGCCGCTCAGGAGCGAAGCGTTGAACCTGCCCTGTATCTGAACGGCAGCGCCCACGCCCGTCCCTGTGAAGGTGCCGGCAGTGGCGCTGATGGCCCGGTCAATGTCGCCAACTGCTAACTGGCCCACGCATCCTCCTTAAGGTCAGGTTACGCCCCGGCGATCAGACCCAGCGACACCAGGGCAGACCGCATGGCGCTCGTCAGGATGCCGCCGCCCGAGCTGGACACGTCCTGCCACACGCTGTTGCCGGCGCCCGGCGGCGCATTCTGGAAGGTGCCGACAAGGTAAGTCTCTGCCGGGGGCACGATCGCGGTTGCGGTCGCGTTGCAGAAGGTGATCCCGACATTGCCGGCCGATGTCATGCGGCACCCGACGACGCCAAGGCCCGGCGTCCAGCTCGGCTTGTTGACAAACACCGGCATCGTCGCCAGCGCTGACAGCCCCGACACCGCGAAGGTCTGCTCCGCCGTGGTGTTCGCCGCGACCGAGGTCGGCGTGAGCGTCGATGAAACCGCTAGGAACGGTCCCAGCGGCGCGAGCCGCACCATCTCGATCGTGTAGACTTCGCTGGAGGTCGGCGTGCCGCCGGAGCCGATGCTGCCGTAGTACATGGTCAGCGTATCGGCAGTCGGAATGGCCTGCGCGAAAAACGCGGCGTTGGTTCCGGCCGCCTGCGCCGTTGGCTTGTAGACGCCAACCACCGAGTCAGAGGCCAGCACGCCGGCCAGCGCGGTCGAGCCGGCACTGACCACCAGACCGGCGCTGATCGCGCCCACGGCGCCGACGTTGTAGCCGAACTGGACGCGAGTGTTCAGCGCGTCCATGTTGGTGATCTGCTGGATAGTGTACGTCTCAGCGGTCGGCGTCAGCGCGCCGGTCGTCGTGTTGCCGTAGGTAATGCCGAGGACGTTGTTGGACACAATGCGTGCGCCGCATACGTCGAGGCCCGTGTCCACCGATGGCTTGACCACCCGGACCATTTGCCCGGACTGAAGCCCGGCGACGGTGAACTGCTGCTCCATCGTCGTGCTGGCGGGCACTGCGGCGGGCGTGAGCGCCGCCGAGAGGGTCGGCATCCCTCGGATCATGGCCAGGACGTTGACCTGCGCAGCGGCGATCGTGATCGTCCCGGCGGTATAGTTGCTATAGGTGACGAGGACCGTATTCGCCGCCGACACGCGGACGTTGCCGTAGCCCAGCCCGGCCTGGGCCGTTGGCTTGGTCATGTAGATGATGTCACCAGTCGCGGGCGCCAGCACATATCCGGTCCCGGTCTGCACCGTGAACGACTTCTCGACGGTGGTGTTTCCGGCGATGGTGCTGGGCGTCTGGGTCGTCGAGAACACGGCGACGAGGCCGGGCGCCCCGCCTCGCGTCGATGCCGCCTCGGCGCCACCGGACGGCTGGGGAATGGGCGTTGCGCCATAGAACCCGATGAGGTCCGAGGCGCTGTTGCCGATGTAGAGGCCCTGGCTGTCCTGCTGGCCGGCCCGCTGGCCGATGTTGGAAGCAGAAACGACGGTGGATGCGGCTGGCATGTCAGTTGCTCCGGGTCGATATTATGGGGACGATTTCAGGGTCGGACCATGCGCGCATGTATCCGGCGTTCGGGCCGTTGCGCTGCGCGTGCTGGAAAGCCCGCGCGATCCGCTCGCACGCATCCCGCCCCGTCTTCGGGCCGAGCGCGATTTGCTCGCCCTCACGGGTCCGCACGACGGCCTGCCAGAGCGATTGGCGCAGCGGGTCCATCACGTCGTCAGCCTACAGGCTAACTCGGGGTAGAAGGTCGTGGTGCCGTACAGCACGTCAATCCGGCAGGGCATCCGGTGGGCGTTGATGTCGTAGTCCCGGATGATCGTCATGCTGATGTTCTTGTACATCTGCCTTGCCGCGAAATCGACGCCCTGCGGTAGTTCCTGCGGCACGCAGACCAGGCCGAACGCGTCCCTTACAAAGCCCACGTTCTTCGCGTAGGCCGTGTTGGCGGTGCCGTGGACGGTGATTGTGGCACCGCTGCCAGGCGACACGTCAACGGTCTGGTAGGCCCCGCTGGTCGTGATCGCCGGATAGATCGGGATGACGGCGTTGCCGGCCGAGTCGCTGTTGACCGGCCCCGTGACGAGGAAGTTCATCAGGGAACCGGTCGAGACGCGCGACCGCGGGTTGATGTTGTTCACGCCTTGCAGCGTGATGACCTCGCCGCCGAGGAACAGGTTCGTCACTGAGCCGGTCCAGTTGTACGTGGACAGCAGCGCCCCGGTCTGTCCGGCGCTGTTGACCTTGCCCGTGCCGGCGAAGGCGCCGTTGGTTATCGACTGGATGTTCTGGTCGAGGAAAATCTCGAAGTTGGCGATGCTGGCCAGGAAGCCCTTCAGCGCGCCCTCGGCGACGGATCGGACGTACAGCGTGGTCAGGCCATTTGCGATGGACCAGTAGGCTGCTGGATTCAGCACCAGCACTCTGGAGTCCTGCGGGACGGCGTTTTCGTCCATCCGTTGCCCGACAGCCGCAAGGCTGGCGAACGATGCGGGAAGCCCAGCCCCGGACCCGACCTCGTTGTTGACGGCCGAGACGTTGCTGGCCACGTCGTAGTCGATCTGGTTGGCGATTTCCGCCGCCGCCGACGCGAGGTATCTTTCGCTGAACTCCTCGATCGTGAGCGTCAGATCCTGCATCGTGAACACGAAGGCGACTTGGCAGTTCGTGTTGACCGAGATCGTCGTGCTGGGTTCCGTAACGTCCTGCAAGTCCAGCGCGACTTGCTTCACGGCCCTGAACTTTACCGGCTTGCGAACCGTGATCGTGCTGCCAATGGCATGAAAATGGTTCTCAAACATCCGGTTGACCTTGCTGGCTAACACAAGGTTATTTTCCAACCGGACCAGCGTTTCTTTCGCGATGACGCTGGGCGTCAAAAGTGCGTTATTGGCCATAGAGCAGGCTCCATCTCAGGGACGCGCCGCCATCTCGGCGGTGCTGCATGCGCCTTGCCCAAGGGCTATGTGGGCGCCTTGGTCCTAGTTCGGCCGGGTTCCCGGCGCCCGCGGGCGGATTTCCTGCAACCGCCGAGCGGCGTAGGCTTCCATTGATTCGTCTTCAGGTGAGACCCGATCGGCGCGCTGGCGCGATCCAACCGGCGTGATCGGCGGCGGCGCGCTCGATACGTTCCGCGCGGTGCGTTGCCACGGACGTTCGGCGGCGAGCCGCCCCACTTCGTATGCCTGTTCCTCAGGCGTCAACATTGCGATGCGCCCCGCCTCGTCCGGGTGCATCGCGAGGTGGTAGGCGATCTGCGGCCCTTCTGGGCTGCGGACGATGGCTCGCGCCACCGTGAGGGGGATCGGGACATCGGGC